CAAGGCGCTCAGCGAGGTCACGGGATGCGGCGTGTGACTCGGTGGCGACGTATTCGCTGATCTCGATATTCAGCGCTCGAGCCTCGTCGCTTTCAATGGCGATCATTTGAGACTGCAACAGCGAGTGCCAGCCAAGAACACCGAGGCCGAGCGCGCGCCAGCGTTTCGCAAACCGGAGTGCATCAGCCAGCAGCCGAACGCCTTTGATCTTCTCGATGTATTCCGACATCACGGCGTCGAGCAGGTAGATCATTTCGCGGACGAACCGCGTGCCCTTCCACTCGTTGTAATAGAGCAGGTTCACCGACGACAGGTCGCAGACGAAGCTTTCATTCGGACCCGACGGCAGCATGACCTCTGTGCAGAGATTGGACGCGTAGATCAGAAGGTTGAGACGCTTCAGGATCTCCGGACGTGCGTTGTTGGCGTTGTCGCGGAAGATGAGGTAGGGGAAGCCGGTCTCGCGCCGCTTGTTGCGGATCTTCGCCATCAGCTTGCGCTTCGGGCCACCCTTTTCCTCGGCAAGCATAGCGTTCATCCAATCGTCGCCGATGACCAGGCCGAACGAGAGGTGCTGGATCGGGTGATAGACACCACCGGAGATCGAACGCATTTCCAGCCAGCGTTCGGCGTCGTCATGCTCGATATCGAGGTAGACAGCCGCATTGCCGCGACGAGTATTGCCCTGCGAGACGACTGTGACCTGTTCCTGCGGCAGCCGGGCGAAGTGCGTCGGACCCTCCGAGCGCCCACCGCCCGTAATCGGCTGACCGAATGCACGCAGCTTGCCCATGTAGACAGACGTGCCGGCGCCTTCCTTGGTCATCATGCCGACCTCGGCATTCTTGAACAGAATGGAATCCATGTTGTCGTCCATGAAGCTGCCGTTGCAGCTAATCGGCAGACCACGGCCGGCGCCGAAGTTCGACCAGATCGGGGAGGCGGGTGAAACCCAGCCGCGCCGGATGCCCTGGCGCAGTGTCGGTAGTTCGAAGCCAAGGATCTCTTCGGCACGATCGACAATGCCGTTGATCCGGGCGATCGCCTCATCCTTGAGGTTTTCGGGCGCAATGCCCTCGCGCAGATAGCCGCGCGAGAGCGTCGTTAGAGCCACCTGGTTCAGCCAGGCATAGTCGTGTCGCATAGTTTCATTCCTTCTTAAAATTCGTCATCCGCGGCGTCGGCCTGCGCATATTCGGTGGGTTCGGAGTGGAAGAAATCGACCTTCGATGGAGCGTAGAGCCCTTCGGTCATCCAGAAAGTTTCCTTCAGAACGGCGCTGTCGACATGGAAAACCGGCTCGTAGCCGACCATTTCGAGGCTCTCGTTGAAGCGCTGCGCCACATAGCCCTTGAGCAGCTCGGCATTGAGCTTGTCGGCCTGGTAGTCGCCGACCATCCAGTTGATCAGCTCGCACTCAGCGCCGAATGCGACGTGGCATTCGTGCTTGATCTTGCGCTCCATTTCCTCGTCGAACAGCTCCGGATATTCCTTGCGGAGCGTGTTGATGATCTTGGCGCCGGCCTGGGCGTGCAGAAGCTCCTCATTGCGGGTGTATTTCACCTGCTGAGCTGCATCCTTCAGAACGTTCTGGAAGCGATTGAGCCAGAGGATCACGTAGAACTGGCTGAAGAGGCTGACATTTTCCACGAACATCGTGAAAAGGATCAGGCCGTAGATGTATTGCTTCCGGTTGTCGGTGTAGACTCGCTCGCCGTGCTTGTTTAGATAGCCCACGCGACCAGCGACGGCCGGAACGTTCATGTTTTCCTTGAAGACGTCGGTCAGACCGAGCTTCTTCAGGAGCTTTTCATAGGCGTTGTTGTGGATGACCTCGATGTAGGCCATCGTGATCCCGAGATCCTTGATCGACGGATGCGGAAGATGATCGCCAAGGCGCTTCCAGAATTCCTTCACCGAGACTTCGATCTGCGCGATGGCTGCCAGGCAGCGCGTCACCATCTGCCGCTCGGGCTCGGAAAGGTTCAGCTCGTAGTCGGTCTTGTCGGTATCGAAGGTGAACTTCTTTGCGGTCCAGAAGCCGTCCTGCATGGCTTCGATATAGTCCTGCGTCCAAGGGTAATGGTCGGGCAGACGCTCGACTTGGCGTTCAAAAAGCATGGGGTTCTCATGAGGTTGAAAGAGAAAGGACGCCTATGCTAAGTCAATATTGATTGACTGCATAGGCTTGAATTTTACTAAGTTTATGCTGCGAGCTTTTGGCTCGCCGTGATCATCTGAACAGCCTGCCTAAAGGATGGCAGCTTAATGCCTGCATGTGCGACGCCGACGCCGTCGGCCAGGTGTTCGTTCTTTTGAGTTGGCACCATGATGCCACCGCGCTTCGTCGTCAGCCATGGCGCGTCCGGATAGAGCTTGAATGCCCAGTCGATCATTTCTTCCTTGGACGCCGTGCGGGTGCCGACAGCAGCGATCTTAGTCTGAGCCGGTGCGACCTCTTCAGGCGTGACGGTCAGCGATGCATAGACGCCGATGACGATCCCGAAGCCGAGAACAGCGTCATAGGACTTTCCGCCGAACGGAACTTCGGCAAAGGTGCAGACGCAGTCCTTGGTGAACTCGTCGGCTTCCTCGGCCAGCTTCTTGGCACGTTCGAACGTGTCAGATGAGGCGCGCATCTTCTTGATCGTGGTAGGCAACGTCTCGATCAGAAGCAGATCGAGCACCGACAGGGCGCCGGTGTCAGTGTCGTATTCCATTTTTGCGATACCGAAGTTACGCAGCGAGCCGTCGAGGCCCGCGATCTTGATCTTCATTGGTTAAAACCTTCCGAAAAGTGGGTTGCTGGTATAGGCCTCGTCGGCCTGTTTCTTCGCCTCTTCCTTGGCGTAGGCGTCCTCCTTGTCTTCCTTGACCAGGCGAGCGCCCATCTCCTTGACGATCGCCATGAAGTCCTCGCAATCATCGATGCCAAGGGCTTCTGCGAGGGACGAGCCGACCAGGGGAAAGACGGCGTCCATGGACGCGTCATCGACGTCAGCCCAATCGTATTCGCTTGTCTCGACCGGAAACGCCTTGAAGATGAGCTGGCCCTTGGCGCCGAGATAGAAGTCGGTGATGAAGTGCTCGGACTGCGGCAGCAGCGGCTTTTGCCGGTAGCCAGGCCGATCGGTCTTTTCCTTCTTCATCACCGGACGAGTGTGCATGCCTTCGACGGCATAGGGCTCGTCGATGACCTTGAGCGCTTCGATCAGGCGCTTGCCGATCCGTTCTTGGAGCTTCAGTGCCTCCTGATCGATCGGACTTTTGGTTTTTTTCGACATTAAATCCTCGATAGTCAATTATTACTGACTGCTGAATAGTCAGTTCGGCCTCGGTGTTGTGAAAATTTTACTTGGAGATCAGCGCGGCCTCGAGGGCGATCCGGGTCTCGTAGAGGCGCTTGGCCTTTTCGCTGCCCTGAAACCAGCCCCAGACGCGGATATGGTCGGTAAAGCGGCTGTCCTTGTTCCACCAGATCTCGAATTCGTCATCGGTCCACTCGTAGGTGTCCTGCATGACCTTCTTTTCGAGCGCCTTGGCTGCGCGTTCGACCATCTCGTCGGTCACTTGTGCTCGGGCGCGCAGCCGAACCAGCTCATTGATCGCCAAATCCATCACTGAGTAGGCTTCCGGCTGATAGCCTGTGATGCCGGCGCCAAGCTCCTTCATCCACTTGTCGAGGTCGTCTTCGAACGGGAGCCGCTCTCGCTCGGCCGACACCTCGATCTGCGCGATCAGCTCCTCGCACGTCGCCCTTGAACAGCGTTCAAAGACCCTGATTTCGTCCTTTGCCTTTTGCAGGAGCGTCATGCTGTCAACCTCGGACGCTGCTCGAACCTGGCGTCTGCGCTCTGGACGATTTCATACCCGCACATCACCGCGTCGTCGCAGATCAGCTTGTAGTTCCCTTCCGTGTTATCGAGGTGGCTGAGCACCAGAATCCGCAGACCGCAGGTCGTCTGCGTCTCACGGACGACGTGCTTATACATGTAGTGCCGCTTGCGCCTGGCGCCGACGAAGTGAAAGACCTTCACCAAGTCGCCAACCATGATCTCGCGCCGGTTCTGATCGTATAGGCTCTTCAAGCTGCCACCTCCCGCACGGTCGTCTCGCCGTTCTGCTTTTCGATTTCGATGATCTGGGGAATCCAGTCACGAAGGCTGTTGTGCGAGATCACGAAGACCGACCCGCGCTCCTTGGCCTTCTCGTCAAGCACCTGCATCAGCCGCTCGAGACCTGCCTCGTCGAGTGCGTCATCGATTTCGTCGCCGAGGAAGAGATCAATCGGCTTAGTGGCGCGTGTCGCGACCAGATCCTGCAGTGCCAATGCGCATGCGATCCGGACCTTGCGCTTTTCGCCACCTGACTGAAGTCCGAAGCGCTTGCCGCCCATCAGGTTCTCGACCTCGATAGAGAACTTCTCCTTGAGCTCGCCCTTTGCATTCGGCACCAATGTCTGCCAGGTCGCGGTGATGTTGCCGTCCGACAGCGTTCCGAGGTAATGTGCGGTGCGCGCGTTGAGGTAAGGGGTTACTTCATCCATGATGTGCGCACGCACGCCGGCCGGCCCGAACACTTTCACGACTGCGTCGGCGTGCGCGACATCCGTGTCAGCCTTCAGCTTGTCGTCGGCCAGATCCTCGAGCTTCTGCCCGTGCTGCTCGATCAGCCCTTTGAAGCGCTCAATGGTCGCTGCATGCGGGTTCGCTTCGACACGAATGGTCTTCGCCTGCTCGGCAAACTGACGTGCGCGAGTGGTCGTCGACGCCTTGTCTGCTTCCAGCCTGTCGATCGTCGCCAGTTTCGCTTGTAGAGTCGCTCTGAGCGCGTTGGCTTCGCTAAGATCAGTCATTGATGCTTTGAACGCGTCCCGCTCTTCAGCGCGCGTCTGTGCGTTCAACAGCGCTGTATCCAGGTGCTGCTTAAAGCTCTTGTATGTCTTAGCTTCAGCGTTGAAGCTGGCTTTCGCTCGCGTCTCGGCCGCGGCGATCTCAGCGACCGTGATTTCGCGCCCGCAACCGTCACATTCGCAGCCGACCTTGTGCTGGACGTTCTCCAACTCGGCCTTCTTGGCTTGGGCGACCTTCAGTTGCCGATCGACGTCTGTCTTTCGAGCGCGTGCGTCAGCCTCGGCACGAACAGCAGCGCCGTGCAGGTCGGCAAGCTCCGCATGCTCATGCTCGACAGCATCGATCTTGGCATCGACGTCGGCGATAGCCTGGACGACCTGGGGCCGGCTCTGGCCTTCAGCCAAGATCAGCTTGTTGATATCGCCGACCTGGTTGACCAGGTTGCGAGCGAACGCGGTTTCCGTGTTGACGCGATCGGTCCTGCCTTCCTCCCAGAGATCGAAGTTGGATTGGGCGTTGACGAGATTGTCCTCGTCGCGGTCCTTGGCCTCGATCACGGTGTCGAATTGCGTGTTGACGCCGGCAGCAGCACCCTTGGCAGTAATTGCGCGGGTTCGCGCCTCTGCATAGGCCTCTTCCAGCACGGTGACGCCGGACGCCTCCTCGATAAGGATCTTGAGCTGCTTGTCGGTCATGCCGGGCAGATCAGGCATGCGCTCCTGGCCGGCGTAGATCGAGCCGATGAAGACGTCGAGCGAACAACCGAGGATCTTGTCGACCACCTCCTGCGTCAGCTTGTCGGTGCCTTTGGTTAGTTCGCCCCAGGATGCGCCGAGCGTGGGCGGCAGGTGGGAGACGGTCAGCGCGTTCTTGTGCTGTTTGTGCTTGCGATGGCGCGCGATCAGGTAGAGGTGGCCGTTGTCATTGACCTCGATCACGACCCGCGTGCCCTTGCCGACCTTGTCGTTGACGATGGCGTCGCCGGACTCGTCTCGCGCGGTCACGCCGAACAGTGCCCAGCAAAGCGCGTCGAAGATCGAGGATTTGCCGGCGCCGTTCGACTTGGCGCTCGTATCGTCAAGATTGGAGCCTTGGATCAGGACCAGGCCGCGATCGGCGAGCGCAAACTTGGCCGCGGTGATCGCCATGAAGTTTTCGATGGTGAGGGAATTGATCTTCAACGGTCAGGCTCCGTAGGGCAGGGCAAAGACGAAGTAGTCGCGCCCGTTGATTTCGAGAGGGGTGAATGTCGTGTCGGCGATGTTGCACATGACGCCGTGATCGTCGGGATACTCGAGGGTGGTCTGGTTGCCCTCCGCGTCTTCCGTGAGCTCGCGCGCCTCGAGGTGCATGTCGAGATCGCCGATCTTGATGTGAGCCAGCAGCCGGTGCTCTGGATCCTCGTCGCCGATCTGTTCCCAGATCAGATCCTCGAGTTTGATGGTTGGCGCGTCGGTTCTGTAGGCCATCAGTCTTCCATTCCTGCGTGCTTGGCGATCCGGTGCAGGACGTATTGGACGTCAGCCCAGGAGCTCACCTCGTTGATGATCCATTCGATCGGCGTGCTGTCCTTTTGGAGCTGCGCCTCGTATTCAGCCTGGCGCTCAAGCTCGAGCGCCTCTTCGCGCTCACGGCGCTTCTGGTTTTGATAGGACGACCTGGTCATCAGCGAAGGTTCGCTTCACGGAAGCCCATGATGAAGCAGATCAGCGTCAGCAGGATCATCGCGAGGATGATCATCTGAAGCGTGCTCACCATAGGCATGAACAGTGCCACGCCGATCAGAATTGCCCCGGACAGGAGGAACAGAAAGAGGCAGGCGAATGCGCCGATGAAGACGTCGCGCCAGAAGATCCAGGTATCGATATATCTGAACATTATGCCTCATCCTTGAACTTGGCTTCGAGCTCGTTCAGACGCTGGCGTGCCTGATCGACCGTGAGGCGATTGAGGCGGTTCATGCGCGTAAAGACCGTGAAGAGGAACAGTGCGCCGGCGAACACCTCGAGGAAGTGGCTGCCGACCCAGCGGGCGAACGCGGTTGCGAGGATCAATCCGCCGATCGTCGTCGCATCGACCAGGAACGACTGAAGCGCCGTCTCGTGGATGATGATGACGTTGCAAGGCGGCTTCTTTTCCTTTTCCATTATTTGCTCCTGTTGTTGATCGCAGCAGCAAGATTGCCGGTCGCGGCAGCCTGATTGATCTGGCTCTGCTTGGAGGGCTTCGCGGGACTAGCCGCTGGCGCTGCGGTGTGCTGTTCGTGTGGCTTGCGCTTGCCGCGGGCATAGCTGCGTGGCTGTTCCTGACCGGCGATCTCAGCGGTCATGGTTAGATTGAGCCCGGTCATCTTGCCGCGATACATCTGCGCCGTCTGAAGCGGCAGATTGTGCATCGCTACGCGCACGCGTTCCTCGCGGTCGCTGACCTTCACGCCCTTGCTGTCAAAGGTGGAGATCTGTGTGACCTGGTCATATTCGATGCTGTAAAGCTGCATTGCGTTCTTTCCTGCGTTAAATCAATGACTTGCTACACAATAGCGCAGCAAGTCATGGGTTGCGGGAGGGAGTATCAGGCGTCTTCGACGACGGATCGGGCGGTGTTGAGCACGTCGGCGCACTCGATCTTGAGGCGAGCTCGATCAACCAGCGTCGAAATATCGGTCGCGTTGTCGATGTAGCCGGCGACGGACTGGTCGACTGTGACGGTGCCCTTTGGTGCCGCGCCCGTTCGAGCGTTTGCAGCCTGCTTCTTCGGCGCCATGATGATCACGCCTTGCGCGCCGCTATCCTCGAGGAACCGGCGCAGCTCGGCGATCTCGGCAGAGGTCATTTCAGGACCAGCGAAGCGCACGTAGTTGCCGTCGGCCGCAAGAGCCATGTCGCTTTCGTCCAAGCCCGAGACATCGACGAACCTCGGCGCGTGCGTCGCATGAAACGCCACTTTGCCGTTGTCATCGACGACCAGGAAGCCCGCCTTGGTGCCAACATCGCCCCAGGTTTGATGCGTGGTCGCGCCGATCGACCAGACATTGCCCGGAAGCTCCTTGTGATTGTGGTAGTCGCCGGCAAAGACGTTGCGAAAGCCGTAGTCGGCCAGCATTTCGGCTGTCAGACCGTGATCAGGCATGCCTGACAGCACACCATCGATACCGGCATGGATGAAGACGTCGCGCTTCTCTTTGTTCGGCATGCCGGAGAGGCATTCGAGATCCTTCAAAAGAAGTTCGCGTGTAGAGCGGTAGGGCACAAAGCCGACATATTGACCGTCGATGCAATCATCACTGACCTGGTCGATGACGTTGAACGTGCCGTGATCGCTCTTGGTCTCGGCCAGCGTCTTGATGCCGTTGCCGCGAGTCGTCGTGTCCTTGCCGGACAGGTCGTGATTGCCCGGGATCGCATGGATCGTGATGCCCATGTCGAGGATCTCGCGGATCGTCTCCTGAAGCGGGTTCAGCACTTCAGGGTCGATCGAGCCACGGACGTGCATGACGTCGCCGGCGCAGATCATGACCTTTGCGCCGATGGACTTCGCATGATTGGCCGCGCGCTTCAGTTCGTCGAGGATGATCTGCAACCGACCGTTGACGCCATTGGCTGTGAAGGTCGAGAAGGTCGACCACTTGTGTGCGTGAAGGTCTGAAACGATGACGTAGCTCATGCGGCACTCCGGTAAGATCCAGCCGGAACACGAACGCGCGGCTTCATTGGCACGACGTTGGTCGGGTCTTCGGTGACGATCGGGTTCTTTCTCGGACGACCGCGAGGGCGCTTGACGACACCGTCCTTGCGCTCGAGGTAGCGGACGCGAGCGCGAAGCTGGTCGATCTCGCTGGTCATTTCCTCATTGGCCAGGCGCACCAGTCGGTTTTCATCGACAAAGCCGTCAACAACGGTCTGCAGAAGCGACATGTCGCGGATGGTGAAGAAGAAATTCTCGCCGTCGATCTTCAACCGACGCTTGATATCGAGAGCCTTCTTGAGCCCACCGCCGAAGATGGTGCCGAACGTAGCTTGAGGAATCACCGTGCCGTCATCGAGGGTCTTCATCGCAGTCATTTTGTTTTATCTCCTAAGTCAGTATTGATTGACTAATATCTGAATAGCGCGACTCACATAGGGACGCAATCAATATTTACTTACCGCTAAAGGGAACTTAAAAGCCGCCCGAAGGCGGCTCTCAATTAGAAGCGAGCGAGAACCGTCTCCGCAAGCTCATCGAAATAGCCGACCTTGACCTCTGTCAGGAGATTTTTCGCTTTGGTGTCGGCAGACTGGTAGACGACACGCTCCTTCGAGCCACCCGTTGAGTCGGACTCGCTCGCAAGAATACGAATTATAGCGACCCGATCGCCCGAAAAGATTGCAACGACACTGGTGATCCGAATTGAGCCAAGTTGCTTGTTGGCCCTGTTCACCATCTGAGTAAGAAGGTCGGAGCGGGAATGGGTGCTGAAGTAGTGAGAGTCAGCAGCGTCATTGTCGCCCAGCCGCGGTGTCAGTGCGACAAGAGCTTTCATAGCTGCCGTCTTCTCGTAGCCAATCGCGACATACGATGCATCAGCAGGTGGCTCAATGGTGTAAACGCCATCATGCATAGACATCGTTGCTTGCGGCTTGAAATAAAACCCTTCCATGGAGATCTCCCTTGTCAGCGGATTTTTACTCTGCCGGGTATATGGTGGAAATGATTAAGCGGTAAATAACGCTGCGCAGCACCACCGCGGCGCTCGAAATTCAAATATTTGGTCTTCTTGCGGTCGAAGAAGTTTTCGATCCGAGTGATGTAGATATCGTCGTTCTGCTTTACGCGAACGCCAACCCAGACGATTTTGGCAAGACGGAGCTCGGTGATGGTTTCCTCATCGAGCGCCCAGGCCGCGACTTCCTTGCGCACGGCGTCGGAGTTGTTTTTCTCGCCGAACCGGAAGATCTGATCCAGCTTCCGGGCGGCGAGATAAACGTCTCTATTCGCAAAGTGATAAATGTGGCCGTAGATTCGACGACCGCGACGGACGATGGTTGTCTTCACTTTGGGTTTGCGCGCCATTCTCGAAGCCTTTCCATTCAAAAAGACCTTGTGCGCCTTTGATCGGGATCGGGTGCTCAAGACGCTCCGGCTTGGTCAGGCGCCAGGCGTAACCGCCTTCGACGAACCATCCATACGAACGCTCCTCGCGCGTAATGTCGTCGAGGAACTCCGGATCGACCTGCTCGAAACTATCGAGGATGACCGTTCCGAGAAGGTAGCCCTTGGGCAGCTCCTCGAAGGCCGGCAGGTCGAGCGTCTGATAGAAGAATTGGAACTCCTCTTCATTGAACGCCTTCACCTGCTTGGGCAGGACGTTCTTTGTCGCAGCGATGCCAATTCTCTGTCCGACCACTGATCTGGGTGGTGCCCAGGTCCGTGTCTCAAAGAATTTGAAACCGTGGACGATGAGTGTCGCCCACGGTTGCCAGATCGAAATTACCTTCATCAATTCTCTCCGATGATGCTGCGTCTTGAATAGACTGATTTTCATCGGAGACGCTAGCGAAAAAGCGAATTAGCGAATTACGCCGCGATTTCCATCTCGGCATCTTCGTCGAAGCCTTCAGCTTCAGCAACGACAGGTGGCTCGAAGTTCGCCGGCAGCAGAGCCATCAGCTTCTTGAAGCCTGTTTCGCCTTCCGTCTCGATCTGACGGGCAAGCGTTTCCTTGGCGATCTGCTTGCCATCCCACATAACGAAGCCAGCCTGCTTTGCCTTGGTGATGAAGCCGTTGGTCTCGAGGAACTCGATCAAGGACCGCTGGCGATCGAACTTGCCGGTGCCGTCTTCCTGGAACATGAAGCGCCAGCTCGCCGACTGGAATGGTCGAGCGATCTTGTTCTTCTTGTAGGAGCCGGTCACTTCCATGCCGATAATCTCGGTGCCCTTCTTGATCTGAGCAGCCGACAGCCAGAGACGCTGCGAGAAGTAGAAGGCCGGCGAGTTGCCGCCTGTCGTCTTGCGCGGGTCGCCGAACTTGACGTTCAGATCCGTGCGCATCTGGTTGAGGAAGATCGCGCAGATGCCAAGCTCTTCGCAGTGCTGCGAGAAGGCGGGAAACGCATTCGACGTTGCACGGGCAAGCGCCGTGTTGTCGTTCATGTTGCGATCCTCGAGCGACTTGACGCCAACCGCCTTGCCGTTCTTCATCTCGTAGTAGGCCGACTGCGGCACCATGGCTGCCAGGCTGTCGAACACCCAGCAGATCGGCGCGTCCTTCTTGATCAGCTTGTTCTTGCGAACGTGGCTGGCCGCGACGACGCAGATTTGAAGGCTTTCCTCAAATGTCTTCGGCGTCTTGAAGACGAAGCGACCGGGTGTCACGTCGAGACCGAGGCGCGGTGCGAGCTTGAGCGAGAAGGAGCGCTCGTGGTCCATGAAGCCTGCAATGCCGCCCATCGACTGAGCGCCGGCCATGCCTGCGGTTGCGAGTGCTGTCTTGCCGGAGGACGGTGGACCGGCGATCTCGATCATGCGACCGACAGGAAACGCGCCCTGGTCCCAGTTCGAGTTGGATGCGTGGTCGAGAGGCGGAAAGCCCGACGGCAGGAAGGTATCAACCGTCACTTCCTGGTCGTTTGCTCCGATCGCTGCGGCGAGCGATGCTGCGATGTCTGCTGCTGATGCCATTTTGGTCTCCTTACTTGTCATCAATGAAATCGACGTCATTCAGCAAATCGTCAGAAGGTCCGAGGCCGTCATCTTCCTCGTCACCGTCTAAATCAATGCTGACTGACTGTGTTGGACGTGCGCGTTGCGCTTCCTTGGTGAGGCGTCCACCAATGTGTTTTGCCAGGGATCGGCCGTCCAGCGACGAAGGGTCGATCTGCGCCGGCATTTGCGACGGCAAGATCGGTCGCAGGCCAAGATTGCCGATCCCTGGCTGCCAGCTCATCTTCAACGTTTCCGGCTCGGCTGGAATTTCGACGCTGTCGAGCGAGAACTCGCCGGACGTTGCCTTGGCAACATCACGAACAATATCAACCTTTTCCCAGATCTTCCTGATCGTTTCGGTGAGGTAGTATTGCGCTTTCGTGTAGTCTTCCTTGCGGATATCGTCGCCGTGCTTTTCAGCAACGCGCAGCAGATCGGCATAGGACTTCGCAATCTTGCCGACTGCGAGTTCAAGGGCTTTCTTAGCCTCCGACATAGGTGCGATCCTTCTTCATGTCGTAGAGCGCGGCAATGACCACGTAGAGCCAGAAGATCGGCCAGAAGGTCGCGGCCAGCACAATGCGCCAGTTTGAACCTCTACGTGTCGAAATCGCGTGGCAGACGCCGATATATACGGTGAAAACGAACATCACGGCGTAGATCCAGATGGCGCCGAGACTCAAAATGATTGCGGTCATGCCGCGAGCTCCTCTTGCAGGTGGTGGAAGGCGGGGAAGACAGAAACGAAGCTCTCGAGATCCTTGGTGATCGAGCGGAACATCAGCTTGTTGCAGAAGGTCCGGAAGCGCTCGAGGTCGGGCTCACCGGCGTCAACGCGCAGGTTGACCGGGTCCGGACGCATCTTCGTGCGCAGGTCCATCAGCTTGCGATTGCGGATGAAGGCGAGCTGCTTGTCCTCGCTCTCGGCGAAGTCGCGGAACTTCTTCGGCACCTTCTTCGGATCGAGCGTCTTGTCCATCAGCATGTTGCAGAAGTTGGACGTCGAGCCGTAGGTGTTAAGGAAGTCGATCGCGCCCTTCTCACCGATGCCACCGACACCCGGCACGCTGTCGCCCTGGTCGCCGGCCAGGCACTTCATTTCCACGAACTGCTCAAAGCTGTCGAGCTTGACGTCGATCGCCTTTTCCATATCGGCCGGCTTCATGATCTTGCGGTCGTTGATCGGATCGACCCAGATGATGTTTGGCGTGACGATCTGGACCCAGTCCTTGTCGCCAGAGACCAGAATGACCTTCGCGCCCTTGGCTGCGTAGCGATCACCCATGATGGCAGCCAGGTCGTCAGCTTCCATGTTCGAAGCGCGCACCTGGGGCATGCCGATGAGCTGCATTGCCTTCCTGATCGCCGGCATCTGCTTCTCGGCAGCTTTCTTGTTCTCTGCAGCCTTGATCGCCGAAGGGGTATCTTCCTTCTTGCGCGCAGACTTGTAGTCGGGGAAATCCATGTAGCGCCAGCTCGCACCATCCCAGAGGACGGCAGGCTTGGCTGTCGGATAGATCGAGATCAGCTTCCGGACGATCTTGATGAAATGGTAGATGGCCTGCACCTGCGTCTCGCCGACCTTGAGCGGCTTCGCGTTGCTGGCTGCATGAGCAATGTTCATGCCGTCGATCAATAGGTATCGGCTCATAAAAGACCTTCGATGTAATAGGGGATGGGCGTCAGGAGGTCGCGGAACGAACGGAGACATGGCAACCTCCTGACGAACAAGCCCGGCAGCGCGACGTGCCGGGCCAGAGATCACTGCGCTTTTACGCGCGGCGCAGTGACGACTTAGATGCTGTCCAGGTCTGCAAGGACGTCGTCGAGGTCGTTGTCATCGAGGACAACGTCTTCTTCAACGACAGCAGGCTTGGACGAAGCCTTCTGAGTTGTGGGAGCAGCCGCCTTGGTCGTGACGACTTCTTCCTTTTCTTCGGTCTCGAACGGTGCTTCGTCGAGATCAGCAGCGTCTGCCAGTGCGTCGGCGTCAACGTCCGGATCGACCTGAGCTGCACGCGAGGTCAGTGCTGCGGTCGGCGTCTTGTTGCCGAGACGCGGAATGCTGACCTGTGCGACCTGGGCGATGAAGTTCAGCGCCTTCTGCTCATCACCGCGGAAGAACTCCTTGTTGATGTGGCTGGTCAGGTCATGCACTTCCTTCAGGTGCGCCTTCGTGACGGCCTTCGACTGACCCGGCGCGATGTTGACCGTGTATTCGGTGTTCAGACCCTTGCCAGCGCGGGTGATGGAGATGTCCATGCCCGAGTTCGGATCGAGAACGTCTTCGCCTTCTTCGGCATACTGCTGAATGATGTTGAGGACAGAACCGAACGTGCCGGTCGTGATCTCGAGGATCTGCACCTTGTCCGGATCGGACGAGCCCTTCGAGCGGTCGAGAACGTTCAGAAGAACGGTCTTGCGAGCGCGCCAGCTTTCGTAGAGCTTCTTGGAGTCTTCATCGATCGCGCCTTTCAGCGCTTCGTTGATCGCGGTGTCGATCTCGCAAGGCTGGCCGAAGACGACGTCGGAGCAACCGACGACGGCGATGGGCTTGCCCTTGCCGTCAACCTCAGGCTTGATCCAGTGGACGCCGAGGTCAGCCCAGAACTGGGCATTCACGTCAGGCACGAGGATGCGGTAGCGGTTGATACCTTCCTTCGGCTTGATGCGCTCGCCTGTGGAGCGAGAATACTTGTTTGCGCCTTGCGACACGAGCTTTTGCAGTGCGGGGGAGAGTGCCATTTCGAGCTTTTCCTTTTGTGAGCTTCGTAGGTTGTGAGCTTGTCTTTCGACGGTAGCGATTTCGCTAATTCGCTAAATGTAGAATAGACAGTTTCGGGTTGGGTTGCGTGTTATTTTTTGAGGATTGTTCAGGCGAACGTTTCGAGCATCTTGGCGCGCTTGGAAGCAGCGGTAGATGCGGCGAGGGCGGCAGCGTCAGCAGCAGCTTCGGCGCGCTTGATGGCGTCACGGTTGGCAGCGACCAGGCCCTTCTGGGCGGCTTCGTGAGCTTCGAGCTTGGATGCGATCTTGGTGATCGGTGCCATGATCTTGTCGACGGTCTGCTCGGCGCCAACTGCTTTGCGGACGAAAGAAATGAGTTTGTTCATGTTGAGGTCTCCGGGGTTGGTAGTCAGTCAATGTTGACTGACTGATAAATAGACGAAGATTCGTCGGACTGCGTGAAATTTAAGCGGCGTTTTTGTTTTTGACGCGCTCGAGGTAGCCGTTCTTCAGATCGTTGAGATCCTCTTCACGGGAGGAGCGCAGCTTTGTGACCAGCTCGCCCTTCATTTCCTCGCGCTCGGTGGCGCCGTGCTGCACGAGCATGTCTTTCCGGTGCCGGAAGGACTCGACCGCGATCTTTGCGACCGCTTCGATCTGTTTGGCTTCGTTGAGCGCCTTCTTGACGGCGATCACACGCTCATGGCGCGTCACCATCTTGTCGAGCAGGGCTTCGGTCGTCTTCTCGCCGTTGGCAACCATCCGGTCACGCAGCGCGCGGTAGACGGCAGCCTCGGTGTTGTCCTGCAGCAGCTTGATATTGTCCACCTGGCGCGCGGCTTTCGCTGCGATCTCGCCATAGTGGGCAAACATCTGCGCCTGGCGCGACATTGCGCCGGAGAGGTCGGCCATCGAGTAAGCCAGATCCTCCTTCATCTTGGCGCTGTCGATAAAGTTGCGCACCGTGATCTTCTGGGTCTTTTTCTCTTCATCACTCATGTTCGATTCCTTCGATATATTGATAGAATAGCGCGTTCATGCGCGGATTGCGGGCGGCTAGTCGAGGAGATCGACGACAGACGCAAAGACGTCGTCCATCAGTTCCTGCTTTTCAGGCGCATAGTAGATTTCGCCGGGTGAGAAGCCGACCACGAGGTTCGCATCGAGCTCCTTGTGATAGACGATCTTGCCTGCCTGGTCTGACGCCTTGCCGGTGAAGTCTGGCAGGAAGTGTCGGACCACGGTCGAGCCGAGCAGCACGATGATCGGTGGCTTCAAGGCGTCGATCTCGCGCTCGAGGTAGGGCAGATACATGCGGATCTCGTCGCCCGTGATCATCTTTCCGGC